TCACAGCGTGGCATCTCCAATTATCAATGGATGATTGAAGTTCGTGATGATCAACTCGCCAAATTCCTTTGGCGCACTTTCTGAAATCGAATAAGTCACGTTAACCGGCAACATTGGTTGGCCTTCAAACGTCTCTCTTATTTCCGGCGTATCATTGATCGAGACGATGACTTTTCCTGCAGCACCGCGCATCAGGTCCGCAAGGACTTCGAAGTCAGACCGTTCAAACATCTCCTTGCCGTAGTCATCCTCGCAGCCAAAGTATGGCGGGTCGCAGTAGATCAGCGCCTCTGGCCGATCGTAACGCGGAATGAAGTCCTGAAAGCTCAGGTTCTCGATCACAACACCCGCGAGCCGTTCGTGAACATCTTCCAGCATTGGCACTAGACTGGTGAGGTTAAACCGGCCTCCCCTTTCTGCGCAGACGCCAAAGTTCTGCCCTGCAACCTTTCCACCAAATGCCGTGCGCTGCAGGTACAAAAACCGCGCAGCCCGCTCCAGGTCAGTAAGCGTCGACGGATCAACACGCTGAAGCCGGTCGAACTCGCGCCGACTGGTGATCTGGTACTTCAGGCAGTCCAGAAATTGCGGATAATGCCGCTGCAGAATCCGGAACAGGTTCGCCACCTCGCCCGAATAGTCGTTGATGACCTCCGCACTTGGCGCAAACTTGCGACGGAGAAAGACACCACCCATGCCGACAAAGGCTTCGGCATAGAGGTCATGTTTGACTGCAGAAATCAGTCGGATGAGACGCTTGGCAAGATTTCTCTTTCCTCCGATCCAGGGTGCAACAGGGCTTATGCCAGCGCTCTCGCGCTCGCCAAACAGGTTTGTTGACATGATAGGTTTCGCAATCCTAAACACCCGCAATCTGCAGCAGCGCAGAATCAGACCTTCGGGTCTGATCGCGGGGGCGATGGAATGCTTGTGTGACATCGATCGGCGTTAAGTCTTGTCGGACTGCCGATTTCCGGAGCGTTGGCGCGCTCCGGATCTCCCGCGTCAATTAAGGCGGGAAATTTCAGGAATTTTGAGGATGCGACAAGCCGCGTTCTGGACACGTTCCGGCAATCAGTTCATGAGAACATAAAAAGAACGGATGAACGAGGCTAGGCTCAAGTATGGATCTCAATTGGCGCGCAACATGGCCGGATAAGGCCAATGACGGGCTTGAAAACAACGGTAAAATCCGTCATCTTCACCCCAACATCAAAATACTTGGAAAACATCAGTTTAATGTCTAAGCAGCTCTTTTCTGTAACGGATGCAAGAGGACTTTCGGTTACCGGCCTCTCTGACACCCAAATCAAAACATATGATCAAATCTTGCTCGACACTTATCACTATGTGCCTGGCACCGCCGATGAACTCAAATCGCTTTTGGAAGAAGCCCCAGAATTTGTCCTAGGCAATGTACTTCGCGGATATTCCACTATGACTGATGGATCGGTGTCGGGCAAAACTGTAGCTCAAGGTTATCTAGAAAATGCAACAAAACTGACCTCTGGTGCAACGCCACGCGAGCGACTGCACATTGCAGCGCTCGGCCATTGGATCTCTGGTGAACACGAGGCCCGCAATGCTGTCTGGGAGGACATCATTGGAAAATGGCCGGCCGACCTTCTTGCCTACAGGCAGTTGACCGGCGCGTTGTTCTGGAATGGCGATAAGAAAAGACAACTAGCCGCTGCTGTTCAGACACTGCCCTATTGGTCAGCAGAAATACCGGGATATGGCTTGTTTCTAGGGCCTCTCGCCTTCGCTCTGGAAGAAGCGGGTCGCTTTGGCCTGGCAGAAAGGTATGCGCGAGAAGCCCTCGAGATAAATTCGACAGATCTCTGGTCGCTTCATGCCCTTGCGCATGTGTTTGAAATGCAGGGGCGCAGCACGGAAGGCGAGGCACACATCGAGAGCGTGGCAGATAAGTTGAACGACTATAATCTGTTTCGGGGCCACATCTGGTGGCATTTGGCCCTGTTCAAGATGGCTCAGGGTAAACTAGACGAAGTCTTGGGGCTCGTAGACAAGGAGATATACCCGGGAACCAGCAATTTTTACCTGGATATTCAGAACGCCGCATCCATGTTGTCTCGGCTTGAGTTCCAGGGTGTGAATGTCGGCGACCGATGGGATCGGATTGCTAAAGCATCCAGAGAAACACTGTCCGACCATACAGTGCTATTTACTGTTCCTCATCAAGCAATGGCCTTGGCTCGCTCGGGAGAAGAAACTCACATTGCCAATGCGTTAGACCAATGGATGAGCGCCGGGTCAAACGCTAACGGGCAATCGTTGCTTGCCGCTAAAGTGGCCGAAGCGATTGCTGACTTTCATTTGGGGCGGTTTTCCGATGCGCTCGACAAGTTTGCGCGTCTGCGATTTGAACTTCCAGACTTGGGAGCCAGTCATGCTCAACAAGATATTTACTATCAGTACATGGTCATGGCCGCAATAGAACAGGAAGATATTCCTCGGACCAAGTCTCTCTTGCGCGAGAGAATTGCGAACCGGGCGGAAACGGAGGCCGATTGGACTGAGGCCCGCGCCAGACTGGCAGAGATCGAACGGGTAGAGTCGAAGGCCGAAGCCATCATGATGCTGCGTCGTGGAATATAAGCTATGGGGGCACTTTCTGAATTGGAGACTGAAAGGAAGCTCTTTCTGATCGGATATTTCCCAACAATATGACTTGGAAAATGGCCGCATAGGGTCAATAGTGAAACTGTTCGGTTATTGGGACGAAGTCCACTACTTTCCCCTCCAGATTTCCAGACAGGTTTTCGCAAAGCCAGCCGGGTCTCTGCTTGCCCTGATAACAAAGACGGCAATGTTCCTGCCTGTCATCGCAAGAATGCCCGCCATGCCAAAGGCCCAAGTATCGCTCATGGAGAGGATTTCCCGAAGTGGCTCTCCAAAGACAACAGCCGCCATAAATCCTACAAAGAAAGTCATTAGCCGGTCTCGTGGTGACAGGTCTTTGGGGAGGGCGGCCCCAATGGCTGCAAATATGGCGACCACAGCAAGCTTGGTCAGTGGGAGTTGCCAGAGCCAGTCGAGGACAGGTTTCATGGGTGGCACCCCTGCTCTTTCTCAAGCTCCAGAACAGTATCGAGTGAGCGAGCCAGTCGCTCTGACACAACATCGGCGTCGTGTGCTTCCCACTTGATCTCGGACAAGGCGGCACAAATGCCGCTATCTGGGCCGATTGGTGCGCTGACGCAGCCGGTTGCGGATATCATCAAGAGCGCGGCGATCAGATGTTTGACGTGCACGGGAAATAGCCTTTCGGGACTTCAGCTGCGCCTTCAAAACAGTGTTCTGTCGGATAAGCCGGTCCTGTTTCCAGTCTAAGACAAGCCCGCGAACAAGGTCCGCGAGCAGCTTTGTCACAAATGAGACGAGAAGGTTCATGAGGAATGGCTCGTCACAAACCCGATCCGGCCATCCCGGTTGAGGTCCATACCAAGCCGCGCCTCAAGGCGGTCAATCACGCCCTGCCGGTTTATCCCGAAATAGTCCAGAGTTTCTGGCATGGCCTTGAGAACATAGTCAGCTGCCATGGCAAGGGTTTCGTTTTTGACATCGACCTCAAGGGAACCCGAGAGACGGTCTCCCATTTGGTTTCCGAGCCGTTCCCCAATTCGCTCTCTCGCGTAAGCGATACCGTTGTAGAGCGCATCATCAAGCCCGGCTCGCATCTGCTCATTGAGCTGGATACCGGTCTTGGCCTCAAAGGTGTTCACGGCCTTGCGGCCAAACCAGACAACAACACCTGCCAGAACCGTCATCACGGTCTCAAAGACAGGAACCGCAAAGGGGGAAAGGTCCAGGCTAGTCCCGGCAAAGGCTGAGGCGGGACACAGAACGAGCGCTATCAGCGCCGCGAATGCGAAGCGGATCATTTCAAAATACTCCGATTTTTTGAGGTAGTGAGGGTTTGCTGAATGTTCAGCGAATCAAGCGGCTATTGGTTCAAGCCGTCTTGAGAAGTTTGACGATCATTTCTGCGTGGTAGAGCGCGGTTGCCGTATCAGGCTTTTCGTCATTGTCAGGCATGGCAAGGAATGGTGGCTTGCCTTGCAGGGCCAGTTTCATTTCCTCGAGGACCTGCGGACCGACAATGCCATCCACCTGAATGCCACGTTCCTTCTGGAACCACATGGTCACCAGCTCTAGCGTGTGATCAAACGGGCCTGTTAAAGGAACAGGATACGGATGGCCGATCTTGTCACGGTAAAAATCCAGATCCTCACGCCACCGATGGACATCCGGACCTGCATCCCCTCGCCTCAACAGCCCGTCCGGGTTTTTGGAAACCACGATGCCGCGCCCTTCCGGGAAGAGATGATCATACTCGGCGGAGGCGTTGAAACACGGACAGGCTTTAGCCGCATATTCATTATGGCCAGACACTTTTTGAATGTTGAATCGGTCACGCAAATTGGTCAGCTCGGCAATCAATCCCTCTTTCTGGGAAAGGGTGCGGGTGTCCTTCGCAGTCTTGCCATCCTTGGAAAGCCCGCCAACATAGACCACGCCAATAGTACGGAGATTGTGGCCCGCGCAATGCGCGCCCACACTTGCCAAATCCCTGCCCTGCCAACTGTCGCCATTCAGATCGATCACGCGGTGATAGCCAATACCGGACCAGCCACGGGCGCGGTGCCATGTGTCGATTTCCTTGACCGACACAGCCCGCCCTTCAGGCGTTGCCGTACAATGGACAATGATTTCTGTGAGTGGGCGCATGATTGGCTTCCTTGTTCAGGGCAAAACACGAAAAGGCCCACGTGCGTGAGCCTGATGACAGTTGGATTTTTGAAAAAGGGGATCAGCCGGCGCTATTTGCCGAACGCCGTCCAAAGGAGGGTTGAGAAGAAGAGCACCCAGCCCCATCGCCTGGAACATCCACGAGCAACAGCAGCTCGTCTAAACTCTGCCGATGAAACAGACGGATCATGACCGCGTATCAAGAGTTCATCATGAATGGCAGCAGCAGGAAGGACAGCCCGGTCGCGAGGATCAAGCACCCATTCCAGACACTTTGGTACCGAAATATCAAACTCGGTACCGGGCGGTAAAATAAGCGTCCAGTTAGAGCCCTTCTTGCTGACATCCCATAGAAGCGGCGCGGTTAGCCGGTAGCGTTTCCGGGTGCCGGGAACCCGCTCAAATCCATCAAACCGGGCTATTCCAGTCATTTGTCAGGCTGCGGCAAGCCATTGCTGCAACGCAGCCGCCGCTTCTGCCTCAGAGGCTTCGAGGAGAGCGACCACCTCTTCCGCTGTTTCTGCCGCTTTGATAGCTCTCAGTGCCTTGCTTTTGATGCCACCAGCCACACCAATCAAACGAGCGTATTCATCCGCCTTTTTCTTGATCGTTTTTGCGAACACGGTCGGGTCATCCCCACGAAATAGCGCCTCAGTTTCTATCATCAGAAACCTCGCATCCTTTGCAGTCCCGTCTTCGTTTCGCTCGATGACTTCCGGAAATACAACGAGATACAACTCCGCGGCTGAAGCCTTGAGATCCCAGGTGTCGCGCTCTTCGATGGTTTCGCCGCCCGTTAGAGCGTTCAGTGTTTCCGCATGGCGCTGCTTTACCGCCTTCACAGCTTCGGATTTAACCTCATCCAGCGATCTTTCAGGAATAGACGGCGGCGCAAAACTACCGTCTGGCAACAAGATCCACCCGAGAGATATGCCGTCTGGCACCGCATAAGCGCTTGCCTTATCCGCAAGACCACGCCGTTCTTCACACCAAGCGACCACTACTCCGTCTTGGTCTACATTAACAAAGCCTGTCATGCCTGTAGCTCCTGCAATTCCATCCAAGACACGCCTCTTTCACGATTTTCACCTACCGCTCCATCGGTTGGTTCATTGATCCTGAAACTTTTTGAGACAGCGGAACTACTCTGGGCCATGAGTTTGTATGTAGATGACCCCGCAGGAGGGTTCTCGTCGGTCAGTGAAAGGGATTTAAAATTTGGCGTACCGCCGTTGTGGTTGTCGTAGATTGGAGCAAAAATCCCGCGCGTGCCAGGCTGGGCCCCGCCCGCCGAGCCTCCTCGATCTAGGTCCACATCCCCTCTGCGTAACCAGAATACAAGGTTGTTCTCACTCTCGAAAAATACACCAAGGTCAATCCGCACAGCGTTACCGGATTTGATGTTGTCTATGGTCGTTTGGAAAATGGCGATTTCCACCCCATCCACCGCCGTGTAGACGGGAGCCGTGTACTGAGCGCGGGTATTGAACCGGTTCACCACCCGGTTTTTCGCAACACGCTCCAGTTCGCCCGTTTGTGACACTACAGCATTCAGCGATGCAACATGGGCTAGCGCTTGGATGACTTCCGGATCATTAACTGTATCTGCTGCCTTGATGTACCAATCGACTGTGAGGGATTTGACGCGGGTCTCTGAGGCTGTACGAACGCCGGGGACCGCTGATGCAGGTCCTGTCAGAGGGTGAGTTTCATTACCTTCTGCCGCATTACCCTGAGGCAATTCTTGACTTTCACCAGTTTCGGCGACTGTACGACCGGAACCGAATGTGCGGACAGAAGTGCGCGCGGTTCCATCAGACACATTGGAGGCGTAAGCGTCTTCGTGCGGGTGGTCTTGGAACGCATCTTCAAGCACCGTTCCGGCAGCACCTGCCAAGGGACCTGCCCCGCGCAAAACCCGATCATCAGGATCAGGCAGCACGCCATCCGGGTATTTCAGCGCCAGTTTTTTGTAGATCGTGACATCAAAGGTCGCACCATTCCCAAGCTTCAGCCAGCCGGGACCAAAACCAGTGCCAGAAGGGTCAGGAGCGATAAAGCCGACAGGAACGCCGGAACTGGAGGTTGAACCGCCATCCGCCCCCGCAGCAGGAGAAACGTCACAACGGAACTTACCCGCATCATCTGACGAAAACTCAAGCACATCGCCCGCTTTAACAGTGAGATCCTTTTCGCCTGGTAGCGCAAGTACCGCATCATCATGTGTGAGCGTAAGTTCGCCCTCGAATCTGAGCTGTTTGCGGACATTCTGTTTTCCGCCCAGACTCTGAATACCCTCATTTCCCGTGACAACCAGGCGATAGGCAGACTTCGCCCCGATATCCATCGTGGCGGCGGAGGCTATTTGCTCTTGAGGCCCAACATGGCTCAGATTCGGAATGAATTGTCCGCGCCCCTTATCCAGAACGCCGAATGGAATGTCACCCGCACCGCTTTGGTCAGCCCCGGCAAACTTGTAGGTTACCTTGCCCGCAATCGATGTATCCGGCCAAACACCCCCCTCTTTCATGTAGGGTGGCCTTACCGCCCCGGAGTTCCACGTCAAAAGAGCATCAAACGTCTGATTTAACCGCTCAGCCACCTGCCGAGCCGTTGCAGGCCCTTCAAGTGCCATACCCCATTCATCTGGTTGGCTCATCAAATCACCTCGCCATAGCCACTGGCAACAAAGTCAAATGACCTTGCTACGCTTTCATCTTCGGAATTGAAAAACTGCACCGTGAACCCCGTCTCGGATTTGGGAGCCACTTTGTATCTGTCACCGGAAGCCATGTCCTGCATGAGGACGCCGACGCCTTTCAGCTTTTGAAACGGCTTGGCAAAGGTAATTGCCGTCCCGCCAACTGGAACATGAATGTCGCTACCCGTTTCAAGCCGGTCCGGCATATCCACCAACGCGGAAAATCGTGTCACAATGGGAGTAACATCCGCCTGCCGGGTTTCCATGCGGCAGCGGAAACGCAGTGCTCTTGCGGTCAAATCCGCTGCTGCAATGGGTGTCCAGTCTCCCCATGAAGCTGGATCGGCAGGGTCACCTGATGTTATCGAAACTTCGGCCCACGCCCGCCAAAGCGCTTCTGAGACCGCATCATATATGTCACGGCCATCATAGAGATTTCCAATGGCATAAAAATCAGCTAACGGACGCAGACCGTGTGCAACAACTTCAGCGCTTACGCGGCTCGTTAGAACCTGACCGAGATCTACAATGTCGGAAAGCATGTAGTAGCCGGTTTCTTCAAAGTCCCCAATCGCATAGATATCAGAAGCAGCATAAACGTCTTCGAGTGAATAAAGGTCGCCAGTTAGCTCAAGCCTGAGACCGTCACCAACCTGAGTGACATTGTGCTTGCCTCCCGAAAACACGCCCTCATCGACAATTTCTTCGACGACGTTATTAGCGTTGATCTGGGAAACCGTATTGACGAGAACTGCGTCGTTTCTCGACCACAGATTTGAATAGGAAACGGCCCTGACAAGATAGGTTCCGGTGCGCGCTGCCACTTGAAACACTTCCGAGTTGACGTTTTCCGCGACAACGCCTGCCGAAGACCAGCTGATATTCTCTGTACCGGGCGAGAACCTGATTTCATATCCACGAACAACTTCACTGTTTACCGGGCTCCACGACAGCGTCATGCGCTCGCCGTTTACATCACCGCGCAGGTTTTCAACGCTCGCAGGAGGAGTTTGAAAGAGGCTTGCAGACGCTGAGATAGTCTCCCAGGCAGACATCTGAGAGCCATCAAAAACTGCTCGCACACCAATATCATATGAGCCCGCTGCAAGATCCCGGATGGTTACAAGCGGATCACGTGATGAAACATGGAGCCAATCAGATTCACCCTGCAACCGGTAGCGAATGATGTATCCGGTCACTGCGCCTTCCGCAGGCGGTTGCCAGGTCACATCAAACTGAGACGTAGCATTGACAAGACTGTCCACGCGCTCCGAAACAGATACATTGCGTGGTGGAAACGCACGAGGATCAATGGGGCCCGGAATGTTCGTGACAAAGGCAGGGATAGCCCCCTGATCCGCATTGGCGATTTCCGGCGCATCGTCCACCAGCTCAAGCCGGGCAGTCAGATCCTTTCCCGGCCGCACCGACTTGACACGCAAGACAAGACTTTCAACGCCAGCCTCACCGACAAGTGCGAGATCGCCGATATGTGGCAATCCCCCGCTGCCGGATAGGGTCAGACGCATCCCGTCATCGGAGATGCCCTGCACCTGTCGCAACAAGGACTGTCCATCAGCAAGCCGAAACCGGATCGCGTAGGTTTTGCCGTCGACAAAGGCAGGTGAACTATCAAGGTGGATGACTTGCTGCTCTTCCTCAACCAGCTTTACCCGGGCGGACCCGACACCAACCTTGATCACATCATGATTGACCCTTACCCGGTCACCGCGTGTGCAAACCAGATTTTCCCAATCCGTCGAAAGCTCATAACCTTCCCTGCGCAGGCGCGTTTGAGCGATATGATAGCGAGCATGTTTCCAGACAAGATCAGGCGAGGTTACCCCCTGAAACTCAATCCCTTCAAACTTGATCGCATTGGTCTTGGAGTAGCCGTCGTCATAGACAATGCGTTCGTCATTGGTGTAGCCGCCATCGCGATTGATGAACCCGACGCGAAACGCATGGGGCAAATCTGCAAAAACCCGCGCTGAGGAAAAATCGGAACTGTTGCGCGGGGAAAAATGCTGGACAATGGGACTGTCGGGAACATCCCAAACAACACCCCACTTGCCGTCAAGCCTCGACAGGGACGCCCGACCACTGGCAGCAATCGTTTCCAGCATGGCTGGCACAGATAACCGGCTTCCAGCTACATAATCGAATGTGAAACCCTTGGTGTTGCAATAGGCCCACCAACGCTCAAGACCGGCAATGTCGATTTGCCCGTCCCCTACCCCGCGCTCATTTGCGACGCCTTGCAATACATGGCGGAAGTGGTCAGCAGGGTTTCGGGAGATTTGGCCGTCTTGCCATACTGCCCCGTCGAAGGCTTTCATTTTGGTTGAGGCAATGCAATTCAAGGTGTTTACAACACCATTCAGCTCATTAGACGCCTTGATGCGCAGGGCAATCAGGGTCAGTGGCCTTTCGAAATTGACAACAGACACAGGCCGACGCCCGCGCAGCGCCGTCCAGTAAGTTGTTTCCTGCACGGTGTCAGCACCGGAATAGTCAGCTGATGTTTTGCGCAGACGCACATCGTATTTGCCACTGGCCACCGACCACGCACGGGACCGGCGCAAGGCTTGGGATGAGCTGGCAGATACGGAAATCGCGCCCGCATCAATCCAGTTCTGTGATCCAGCCACTGCATATTGGACAGCAACTGTCACGGAATAAGAGACCCGGTTTCCGTCAGATTTGCGGTATCGCAGGACGCCAGACGGCCAGCTCACATCAACACTGATTTCCGTGACATCATCGGCAGTGGTTCTTTGGACCCAGCCGCTTGGACCATCCAGCTCCATGGAGCCCTGTTCTTCATAAACAGGCTGTGTGTACAGCGTTGGCGATGATTGCGTGTGATCTTCAATCACCTCATGGCTCACACCCTCAAAGGCGCTGAGCGGGGTTTCCCCGATTCTAATGTCCGAGATCGCAAGCGGGCCATAACCTGCGCAAAACAACATGCGAAGATATTGCTCATCGCCAACAATTTCGGTGTAGGCGGCAGCGGCATAAGGCGGCGATATCCGATGTGTGCCGAAGATGACCGGAATAGCTTCAAACTGGCGGGCAGTGTTTTGAGCCCCCCCGATGGAATAAAGCGGCGTTGTCTGGTCAGCTGACTGCGACGCTTTTGAGAGTTCCTTCCGTCCAGTTACCGGAAACAGCGCATTGACGGCCATCGATCCCACAAGGGTCAAACCGGCAGCAATAGCCCCTGTCACAGCGGTTGCGGCAACGCCCGCCAAGCCGAGAGCACCAATCAAAGGCGCTGCTATGTAAGGCGCAACAATGAGTGCAACGATGGCAACAACAGCGCCAATGATTTTCCTGACAGCTCCTTTGCCGGGAACCCTTACCACTTCAACAGACACGCCGGGACGAACCCGCACCCTGCCCCAAAAGCGCCGGGGCACTGGCTCACCGCCAATTCTAACCGATAGTGGGCTGTCATGACCGGTCTTTGTCGCGGCGCGGCATGCGTCAACAATCTCGAAAACGGAAACACCCACAGGCACGCAAACCGCCAAACGCCCCTGCCGAAAGGGGCTGGGCCGGAAAAACACGTCAATGCGCGCTTCCGGGCCCAAGACCTCGGATGCCGCAGTGCCTTTTGTAATTTGGTTCATGTTCGTGATTTCAGCCGAAAAAAACCGCACACCCGGTTTCGCAAACGCACACCGTCAAGGCGCTCAATTTTGGAAATATCGCCCGGAGCTTCCGAGTGGAGCACCCGTCCCGCATCGAGGTAGATGCCAACATGACTTTCCGAGCGACCAACGCGCATCAGAACCACATCGCCAGTTTTCGGCTCTGACACGCTTTCCCAATCTGCCAAGCGCCCGCCTTTAACGACCTTGGATATCTCGGAGCGCACAAAGGTGACATCCGACATCGCATCCAGGTAGTCTGGAATTGCGACCTGCAGGACATCCCGGTAATAGAGCCAAACAAGGCCCCAGCAATCAGCCGCCTCATAGCTACGGCCATGAGCGACATAGGGAACACCGACCAGACGATCCATCAAAACAGTCCGGGAAAGGAACCAGGTGTAAAGGAGCGGCCCGGATAGGGCTCATTGATCAAGGGATCAGCCGTCAGCTCGATCACGATATCGCTTTCGCTCATGACAGCTTCACTCATCAAAAGATCAGGAATTGCAATCTCAACAAGGTCAGGCGTTTCTGCCAAAATCACTTCAACCAACGCCTTTGGAGGCGTAGAGACAGATCGGACAACGGACACCATCTCCCTGTCCGCATTGCTCATGGTCAGCTTTACCCGCTGGGGTGCATCGGCCTCATCTTGCGGCAAGATGAAATCAAACGGCAGAAAGAGATAATCACGCCCCCGACTGGCTGTCGCATAAAGCAAAGGATCAACGGAAATGCGCCGCGTCGGATCGCTTGAGAAATAGAACGGTTCGACCAGATCGTCATGTGTGATGGTCAACAGGCAAATCGGAACCTCATCGGCCTCCTGAGCGAACATGGCCGAGCGCATTGCATTGGAAACATCACGGGACATTAGGGCAAAATCTCCAACTCGATCCGATAAACCCACCGGGGCCCGGTACGGGCTTCCACATAAGGCTTTGTCATACGCACAAGCACAGTGCCCCCGCGCTGGTCCGGAAAAACAAACGCCCTTGACCGGTCAGCAAGTCCGCCTCTTACAAACTCCAAAAACACAAGCGACTGCGCGCCTGTCATGATCAGATCACCGGAAAGAGTGGACGGCGCTGACGTGCTTCGCCGCCTTACCTTGTGCGGGCCAATCGAAGTCTCTGACGCAATGACATTGTCAGGCCCCTCAAAGCTATATGAATCAACCGTAAAACACTGCGGCAAGGTTTGTGGCCACTGAGGTGCGCTCATCGGCTGGCAACCCCCGCATGGCTGGATCTGGATTGCAATGCACGGTATGTCGCCGTACCCGGCCTGCTGGAATTTTGACCGGTTAATTCATCGACAATCACATCAATGGTTTTGCCGCCCGCAGTCTTTCGCTCTTCCTTGCGAACACTGGCATTGGCGTTATTGATGACATTGACCTGCACAGGCACGGACTTACCCCCACCCGAGGAACCCGGCTTGGGCAGATAAATTCCGCCAACCGGCCCACCCTTTGCAAAACCGGGGATGCTGGCACCTGAATTGATCGCATCAAGAAGCTGCCGGTGCTTGGCCGTAGCTGCCGCGTTGACCACATATTCACCGTTGGACAACCGTGCTGGAATACTGTCGCTTGTTCCGCTGCCGGGCCCAGTGACATGCCCGCCCGTTGCCGCATGCAGAACCCGGCCATCATGCGGGACAACACCTCCGCGCGAAAACCCGAGAAAGCTTCCAAACCCACCGCCGCTAGCACTTGCTCCAAAGCCATCGAATACGGCATTCAGTGCCATGTCGAGTAGTTTGTCGAGAACCTTGTCGAGTGCATTGGCAAGCGCTTCTGCCGCCGATTTTCCCTGACGCAGATCAGAAACAAAACCACCCAAAATATTCTTGGCAGAAGACTTCAGCCCTTCAGCGGTTTGCCGCGCCTGTTCCTGTTTGTCCCGCAATTGCTCAACATTTGACGATGCCGACGCATAGCTGTTTGCCAGTTCCAGCATGGCAACCGCCTGCTCGCGCGCCTTTGGCGACAACCCGTCAAAATTCCCGCTCAGCAGCTGTTGGACGTTCTGTAATTCCTTGCCCGCAGCAAGACCTGATCTTTGCGCAGATGTCAGCAACTCATGGGCTGCGGACGCGCGCGTACTGGCGTGACCGTAATCATCCAGCAGCGGATTAACCGCCGCCTGCGCTTCATGTTCGGCCTGAAGAGCTGCAATGCGTTCACGGATGGAGCGGGTTTCCTGCTCGTAATCGGATTCGCGCTTGCGACCACGGCCCGAACCACGCTTTGCGGGAGGATCGAAGTCATCCAACGAGACCTGCTTCGGCTTGGTTCGCGGAACAGGCCCATTTGTGGCCCCGTCCGCTTTCGTAATAGTCGGGAAAGGTACAGAAACCTCGCCAGCCGCCCCACGGCCCGACTTGTACACCGGCACATTTGGCAAGAGCTTGCCATCTGAACCAAAGCCAGTTGCAAGGTCTGGCATAGTCGCAGCAAGCGCTCGAATTGCCTGCAGTTCCTCCTTTACATCTGCCAACCTTTGCAACGCCAAAGTATTATCAAATCCGAGTGTCTTGTTGCGCTCAATAGAATCTTCAAGCAGTCGAACTTCACGCTCTAGATGGCGAATGTCCGTTTCAGCCTCTTCTTTTTCCAAATTGATCGCAACACCGCCCTCGGTAACTCCCAACGCCTCATTCAAGATGGCATTGAGTGTTTTTTCAACAGCTCTGTATGCCTCCTGAATGTTGGAAATGAAGGCTTCAAAATCAATGTCGTTAATGGCCTTGGCGACACTGTCGATGCCAGTGGCAAAGTTCTCCGAAGCCCCTGTCGCCTTGTTGAACTCACGAACACTATCCGTCAAAGCAGTTCCCAGATTTGAGAACGCCTGGTCAATGGTCACCGTTGTCTGCGAAAGACGCTCATCCAGCGTGACTGCACCGGCTTCAAAACCCCGGAAAAACGCTTCAGACGACACTTTGCCATCTATGACCAGCCCACGAAGCTTGGAGACAGAGCCGCCCGCTTCCTTAATGCCTCTCGCCGCTGCTTGCGCAATAGCCGGAGCACCTTCCAATATCGAATTGAACTCTTCAGCGCGAACAACACCGCCGCCAAGAGCCTGCCCCAATTGCAGCAAGGCACCGCTGGCCTCCTGAGCGGTTTTCCCGGACACCTTCAGCGCCGCTGCAACATTGTCTGTAAAGGAGACGATTTCAGTGCTGGATACGCCAAGTTCTTTTTGAGCAAGGGACAACGAACCATAGAGCGTTGCCAGCGTTTCAAGCGGAGCCTGATACTTGATCGCAGAATCTCTCAGCGACTTATAGACCGTCTCCAGCTGCTCGCCTTCAAGTCCGGCAACCTTTAGAGTGTTGTCGATCCGCGTGGCAGCATCGGAGAACCGCTTGAAGGCAACCGCAGCGCCGCCAGCTGCAACACCGACAGCGGCAAAGGCTGCAGTGCCAGCGCGAATGGCAACAAAGCTCTCACGACCGAACTTCGAAAGTCTCCCTTCAGTCCGCTTCACCCGTGTCTCGACGGCCTTCATGCTCTTGCTGGTAATGCCTTGCGCCTTATTCATCGCCTTTTCGAATTTCTTGACATCAGCCGACAACTGCACAACCAGCCTTTCAAGGTCTGTTGCCATCACGCACCTGACTTGATTTGTTCAAAGAGCATTTGCTTGTCCGCTTCACTGAGCGCCCCGTCCTTATCGGATGGCGGTGCATGAAACCGAACCCAGCCTTCAACAGCCGCAATGAATTGCCACATGGACATGGCTCGCACCTGTTGGGGAGAAAATCCCATTACCGCGCCAAACCCGTAGATTTCCGAAAAACGAATTTTGCCATTCGGCAGATCATCTACGCGCTCGGCGCGTCCAGATTTCCCGGCGTATCACCACCAACTTCTTCATCCGGCACGCCAAAGAGCGCTACCTGCAAGATGGCAACCGCATGCGTAACGTTTTCTGCAATCGGCCTCTGCTTGACGTAGTAGTCCACCTTGGAAGCCGCTTCGGAAGCAGGCATACCGCCTCCCATAAGCCCAAGGCGGATCACATGAGCAATGTCGCCAATGCGCCAGCTGCCATCAAGAAGCCTCGAAAGCATAACCTGCGGGCCGCAGTCCATTGTCTCCTGCAGCTGCTCGATTTCCCCCCAGCCAAGGCGGAAGCTGTATTCACCATCCGCCCATTTCAGCTGAAGGGACCCGTCGCGGCTCATCAGACGATAGCCCAGGTGATTGGCCCGTCCCCTTGTATCGAGACATTTGCTGTCGCCCGTCCGCCCCGCTCAACCGCGGTTTCAAGCGATTCAAGATGAGCATTGCCAGTAAAAGTGATGGTTTTGCCGGGAAATTTCTGCACCACTTTTACCGGCACAGAAGTAACGCCACCAAATGCATCCAGCCAGGTCTCGACGCTTTCCTCGGCAAGGACGCCCTCACCCGACACCGACCAGGAAATGGATTCCACATCCCGGCCAACTGCAATTGGGGCATCCGGATCATCACAATCGGGGATTAGCACCTCGGAGAGCGATTTGCTTAAATTGAGCGCCTTGGAAAGAAAACCACAGGGAGCCGTGTAGGTAATAGCCCCCTCATTTTCTACTCCAAGCATCACATCGAATTTGCCAAACCTTAGCGTAGTAGACTGTGCCATTTTATGTGTCTCCTGTCTCAATCACGGCCTCGAAGGTGAGAACCGCCCTGTTTGTCACCCCGTCCCGCTCCCGGAACGTCCTGTGCAGCCTGTGCCTCAAGAGCGCCAAGGCGTTTGTCGGCAGATCGATCTCCGCCTCATGCAGCGCCCTGCGCACGGACCCGGCCAGCTCCATGACTTCCTGTCGGGAAAAGGCCGCCCCCGACCCGTTGCTGTAGCAATCGATCTGAAACCCAATCTCCAGCGCATCGATGCACTCGGCATCCACAGTCACGGCATCCGTTGGACCGAAGGAGATGTAGGGATAGGTCGGCGGGGTATCTGGCGGTCGCTCGTAGATCCGATCAGCAACCATCCCAGACACAGCAGCATCCGCTTTCATGTGCGCAATCAGGGCCGCAACAAGCTCATAAGTCGCATCCATGGATCAGCCCTTTGCCGCAATTTCTTTCGCAGCCATGCGAACCGCTCGCGATATTCTGGAGACTGTCCGCTTTTTCATGGCGCGCCACGAAACGAAGAAGAATGGCTGGGCGGGGATGGCCGGGATCGTTGCCCCCTCAAACTTGCCGCCCGCTTTGTGCGCAGCCGTGCCAAATTCCACAAACCGCGCATAGAAAGTCTTCTCATCACCGGCATAGATTTTCAGGGAAAGCTTCCCGTCCGATGACGCAATTTCGCCGATTGTCATCGCCCCTTTGGGAGCCTCTCCCCACGTCCAGCCGATGGACTCCCGCAAGTCTCCGCTATCGGAAGGCGCTAGGTGCTTCATGAGCGCGACAACCTCATTCGCGCCCTTTTCCATCGCAGCCTTGACGCGAGCCTCGGCAAGCTTGGGGAAGCGGTCAAGTTTGCGCTTGAGCCGCCCCAATCCCTTGATGGTCACTGACCCGGTCCGCCCGTTTTTGCCAGAAACTCGACATAGGCCCCTCTCGGCATAACATTGGTCGGGGGGGACACAATGTCGTAGGTCACACCCGTTCGGGCATTCTTGACCCGCCAGTCCGTTCCAACCTGATCAAGACGCGCTTGCCGACGAACCCTTACCGTCATCGGCTGCACACCTTGAAGCCGGGCATTCACATATGCCTCGCCGCCCAAGCGCGGGATCATTTCCGCAGCCGTGGTGAAAATGGTTTCATAGTCGCCTGTGGCCTGACTGCCGAAACCGTCATCGCTCGCCTTTCGGCGCTGAAACTCAAGTTTTTCGCGTAAATTTCCCGCTGACACCTTCCGGCCTCCGGGTTTTGACCGCAGCATCCGCCTTCAATGCCAGATCCGCGCATGCGCGCGGGACAAAGAGCGTATGGCCTGCCAAATAAGTGATGATGGTCTGACTGGATGGTTGCCAGTCAAAATCCTTGGTGAATTTGATCCAGGGCAAAGAATTACACTGCAATGCGCCGATACTGGCGGGCAAGAGATTCCGCACCGTTTGGAATTTGGCGAACTTCTGCCCCCTGCACAGCATCTTCGCGATGTTCGTAAAGATGCCCAACCGTCAAGAGGATTGCCGCCTTAATAGAAGCCGGCACTTTTTCTGCCCCGCCGAAACCGGCAGTAAACTGGACACGTACCGCGTCAGGACGCTTATCCGTTTCAGGCCAATTCGCCCAGGCGGATTTCAAAACTGCAGCGCCCGTGACTTCATTGACAACATGATAGCAAGCTGCGCCCAAAACCTGTTCTGAACCGCTCAAATCGACGTAGGCAACAGCAACGCTGGCCTCGTCGATATCCGGGAAAGGAAGCTCGATACGCCCACAATGCGGGAAAGCATCCAGCCTGACCTCCCAAATTTGGGAGACAAGACACCGTCTGAGAAAACCGTTCCAGCCGTCAAACCTGTCGGTTGCAGCATCAATGAGACCTTCGATCAGGATATCCTCATCAGGAAAGTCCACCCGCAAATGTGCCTTGGCCTCAGCAAGGCTGACCGGCTTTTCGGAAGGTGCGGTAATGAGCTTTGGGCGCAGCATGATAGTGAACCCGACCCTTAAGCCTGGTTATCTTCTGGCTGGCTGTAGCCATGCCCCAGCAAAATGCTGGCAGAGAACGGCGTTCCAGCTCCGTGCGAACCGCTAAAGTCTGCAGACAAACGCAAATATCGCTCGCCGCCTTTATAGCCGCACCGATACACGCCAGCAGCAGCGTGCTCAGCTGAGAATGCTTTAATAACGCCGCCTTCCTCAACACTCTCAATACCGAGCACATCCGTATCGGTGACAGCATTGAATTCTGAACCGTCTTGGGAATGCTCGAGTTTGAGTTCGATCTTGTTTGCATCGCTGAAGACGATGCCGCCAACGCCGATATCAACCAGGATTTCTGCCGCATTGTGATCCTGCAGATCCACAATCGCGCCCACCAAAGACGCAGAGTGAACAGCGGCCCCAATAGCCACTTTGCGCGTCAATTCCGAATGAATGTCTTTCATCGGTCACACCTTTCAATTTTGTATGGAAGAGAACAACCGGTCAGAAGGCCGACCGGTCGCGCTATCTGACCCGGATCAGGTCGAACACTTCAAAAGCTTGATGGCTTCAAAGTTGGAAACGCCGCCACCGACACGCTTGGTTGTGTAGAAGCCAATCTTACCCTTTTGCGTCAATGGATCACGCAAGACCCGAATACCGATCCGATCAAGGATCAGATAGCCGCGTTTGAAATCACCAAACGCAATCGGCAGAGAGTTGGCTTTAAGCCCCGGCATGTTGTCATCAGTGGCAACAGGTTTTTGAAGGATTGTTGCTGGCATGTCGGCTCCAGTTGGCGGAGCCCAAAGGTAATTTCCGTCCGCATCCTTCATCTTGCGGACAGTCCCCATCACGCGATCACTCATCAGCCAGGTCGCGCCACTGCGATATCCTTGCTTGAGCGCGTAATACAAGTCGATCAAAGCATCTGCAGGCGCTGTTCCTGCAAATCCATCCGCCTTGCCCGTCACAACATGACCCAGCTTGCCCCAACTGCCAGCAACTGAGTAGTTATCGTTCTTGACGGTCTGGTATCCAAGAAGCCCGCGCGGTTTCTTGTTCCCGTCTCCGCTCACAAACGCCAGTGCTTCCTGTTCGGCGAACTCGGTCACAACTTCATCCGCCAACCATGCCGCAATGTCGATGGACGCGTCATCGAGTATGGTTTGCGTTGTCCACGGATTGGCATAGATCTCCATGATCGTGAAAAGCAATTCGCGCAGCTTGGGCGTGTCTGTTTCATCACGCGACTGTTCTTCACCAACCCAACCAGACTTCGCACCGCCGACATTAACCAGTTTCTTGTATTCACCGGTCGAGACATTCATGACCCGCGCAAGACTGCGAACTGCGGAAACCGTACCAAGAACCCTGTCAATTGTCCCTTCTGTTTCCGTTGGAACAACATAACCGCCGTCTGGGTCAGACTGCGTTGTCAACTGCGCAGACACCTCCAGCTCGTGAAGGCCATTTTCTGCACCCCGCCTGAAATAGCGATTGAAAGCGTCTGCATGTTCGCGGATGGCTGGATCACCCGGACCAGATCCCGAACCACCAACATTCAGCGCCTCAAGCATCCGGTTTGTTTCATCAAGGGCATTTTGAAGCGACGTGATTTCAGCGTTAATTCGCTCAACCTTCTCAGTTTGGACAACGTCCGCAAACCGATTATCAAGGCCCTTCAGCGCCGCATCGTTCTCTTCCTTGAATGCCTGAAACGTGCGCTTTAGCTCATTCAGGATTTCGACGGAATTTGAAGCATCTGCCAAAGGCGCTCCAATAAGCCCCCGTGCACGATTGTTCAGACCAGGCATCACAGTCATTGCCAATGCAACACCAAGTTGGTCATAAGACGCAAAGACAAATATGCCATCGCCACCAGCAAAACTGAGAGCAGGCACGACAAGAAGCATCAGGGCGCTGAGCACCTCGGCAAAAATTCCAGTTTTCATGGGAACCTCGTTAGGCTTTCATCATCTCGATAAGCTCCCGAACGGAAGCTTCATTAATGCCTGCATCTCGCGCGGCGGGGTGACGGCTTGCATCTCGCAGGGCCGCACTCGATTCCATTGCTGAAATCAATTCTGTTCGTTGTTGGCGGGTGTATCCGGCCTTCGCCAGAGCCGCTTCGGTTCGCCTCTTGGCAATCAGAGAAGCCTTGCCGTCATGCACATTGGCTTCCGGGATTGACAAACCGTTGTCGACAACATCCGCGAACCCAAGCTTCTTGGCATCCTCCGGTGATAAAAAAGTCTCTTCGTCCATCAAACGAACAATATCAGCCCGATCCGCGCCAGTTCTGGCCTCATATATATCGACGATACCAGCATCAAACTTTTCAAACAGCTCCATTCCGGCCTTGAAGTCATGACGGTTCCCGACAACAGCCCCCCAGGCATTGTGGACCATCATTTTAGTACCCGGACCCATGCGGATTTCATCGCTTCCCATTGCGATGATTGATCCCGCCGACGCCGCCCAGCCAACAACCTCAACCGTTACCTTGGCCGGGTGCTCACGCAGCAGGTTATAGATGGCCGTCCCTTCAAACAAATCACCACCAGGGGAGTTGATTTGAACTGTGACATCCTCGTCACCAATTGCGCGCAAGGCCGCGCGAGCCCGCTTGGCTGTGAAACCTTCGCCGGTCCAGGGATCTTCTCCGATCACGTCGAAAATGGCGATTGTGTTCTCAAGGCTCCCGGATGCCATGGGGGCTTCAGCCCAACTTGCCAAAACATCAGACGGAGCGTCCCATTGATAAGCGTTTGGCTTGGTGAAACCGCTCAATTCAGGTAGCGTCCGCAGACTCACGGCCTTCTCCTTCTTTGTTTGCAAGAGTTCCAGCGGTATTGGGCGGCGGGTAGTATATGTTGCCATCCTCGCGCGGGTTCATATCTTCCAGTTTGCGAACCTCATTTGGCGAGAAAACACCCCACTGGAGCATGGATGTGAAATACTCTTTGCGAGCCTTCATATCGCCCTGAACCAAGGCGTTTCGATTGAAGCGCGCGTAAAGGTCAGGCTCATCATCTGAAATCAAATCTCGATTGACTGTTTCTTCCCAAGTGGTGAAATCGTCTTCAGCACTGAAAGTCTTGAACCCTTGGGTCTGTTGCTCAAGACCCGTTCCCCAGCTGGTCGATTTTTCTGTGTCGCCAATCATGTGAGGCGGTACGCCGAAAAACATCGCAATATCTGTTCGCGAGAATTTGCGGCTTTCCAGCCACTGCGCATCTTCCGCCGTCATTGCAAGCGCTTCGGTTGACATGCCCTCTTCGAGAATGAGCGCTTCACCTTCATTTTCCCCACCCGCGCGAAAGGCATTCAGGCTCTTGCGGAGCGTCTCAACGCCTTCCTCACCAAGTGATTGCGGGTGCTTTAGAACAAAGCTGACCCGTGCTCCATTCTTGAATACAGAAGCACCATGCTCTTCCTGGGCGATGGCAAGACCAATGGTTTCGCGCGCGTATTTAATAACCGAAACACCTGTGACGCCATCCAGAGAAAGTCCGACAAGATGGAAAACATCTGATTGCCCGAAAGGAATGGTACGACCATCGCGCCGCTGATACTCATACACAATCGAAAGATCATCCAACTGCCTGGTTGTCACCCTATCCGGGTGCAATGGAATAAGCTCCTGAACGTCACCTCTGACCCCACGAATAATTTTCGCAAAGGCATTCCCGCGCAATAGCAAGTGTGCTTCGAGCATTCTTTTGAATTGGGATGGCGTCTGCCACCGGTTTGGCCGTTTTGTAAAGATTGTCCACAATGGATGATCAAATGCGTTCTTACGGGTGTCATCATCAACACGTCGCTTTATTTGCAACGGCAGGTTTGCCACAACACTGGACCGAATCCGCACGCAGGCAAAAACGGCGGCAACCCGCATAGCCGTTTCAGGTGTTACGCGCGCACCTGATTTGGTTTCAGCGCCACCTGAGATCACCTCTTCCAGCTCCTGGATGGTTCTAATGAGCTTCCCGCCGCCATCAGACTGCATCGCATTTCGCGGTTTGGAGCTATCCTTGGATGCGCCAAACCGTTTGAGAGCTGACATCAAACCCATCGCGTTAAACCTTCAACAAACCACGGCGCTTATAGACGGAAGGCTCTACCACGCGTTTTTCCCGGCAAGTCGCAACACCGATGGACATTGCCTGGCTCACCATCCCATCAATACGTCCAAGAGCCTTGGACTTGTCGAACATGCGATGACCAGTCCGGTTTTCCGCATAGGTGACCGAAGATGCGCAGTGGTTCATCATTGGATTGGGGTGGATGCGAATGCGCCCTTCATAGATCGCGTTTTCAAACTTGTTGATGGAATCCGGCATCCACAAATAGACTTCCTGCGCACCTTCCGGCTGGGTATCATCTTTCTCGATGATCCGCTTTTGAAACCCCTGAGGATGGATCGTCATCGGCAAATCTGCACCGATGTCGTTCAAATGGTCCTGGAGATTTTCAAGACCGTATTGGTCACAGCCGATTTCAACCGGATGGGCGATAGCGCAAATTTCCTGCAGAGCCTCAGCCACCCAGCGATAGGAAATCCTGTCACCCTTAACCGCCTCGATATGCCCGTCATCCACCCACCGGTCATATGGAACACGATCTTCTGCCGCCCTTTGGCGGAGCGTATTCTTTGGCGTCCAAAACCATGTCTTTGATGCAAAAACTTGGCTGTCACGGGCTTCATCCAACACCCATGTCAGGGTGAAGGCCGTGAAATCCCGTACACGTGACAGATCCAACCCACCAAAACAGCGATAACCAGCCTCGACCAGAGAAGCCATTTCAACTTCACCAAGGCAACCCATCCAGGTTGCCCGTGAAAACGCCGCTGTTTCCGCATCCGTCCACTCGCAGAAATGCAGACGCGCAATGCCATTTCGCTTGCCAGGCATTTTTTTTGCCTGATCTACCTGAAGCGCCAAATACTTCTCAGTAAGAATGCTTCCAAGAAGTGGATTCGGCTTACCCCAACAACTTGGATCGTTTTCCCAATCATCGTCCTCATCAAGCGAGCAGACGAAAGCAAAAGTCGTGTCATCCTCAACCAAGCCAGCTGCGACATTGATCGCGTGTGTATGTTCCTCATAGCAAATGGAGTTGCGGTCTGTACCGGAATTGGTCGCCATGCAAAGGAGGGGCTGTTTGCGGAATTTGAAGCCGCGCTCAAGCATTTCAATCGTTGATCGATCACGGTGCTCATGCACCTCATCGCAAAGCGCCATGCTGGGGCGCGGACCGGATTGCCCGCTGTCTTTCGAAATGGGTTTGAACTCTCGCTTACCACCATCGCCCGCACGGTAGACAAGACTGTAAACCGGATCGATCCCAAGTTGCTTGATCCGGCTTTTCAAGCTTGGCGACTGGTCCACCATGGCGACGGCATCCTTAAACAGGATCTGCGCCTGATCTTTTTTAGACGCTGCCGCATAAACTTCTGCGCGCGGCTCACGCTCTTTCACCAGACCAACGATGCCTATCCCGGCCAGCATCGGAGATTTGCCGTTGCCCTTTCCCTCTTCGTCATAGAACCTGCGAAACCGTCGCAAGCCTGTTTCAACATTTTTCCAACCAAAGAGCGACCCGACCCGAAATTGCTGCGATGGATGTAAATGAAAAGGCTTGCCCTCAAAGTCTCCGCCGTTCAGGCGCAACCGGCGATGAAAAAAACCGATCACGTCCTTTGCAGCATCAACGTCCCAAACAAAACCTCGGTCACAGGCGGTGTCCAGATCCTTCAAATGCCGCTCAGCTGCATTTCGCACATGTGGTCCGGCCAGAATCCGTCCAGCATGAACATCTTCGGCCCATGCGGTCACCGGATCCTTTTCTGGGTCAGTTCGTGTCACGCAAAATCGCCATCGTCAAATGGAAGGTCGCCCTGCGGAGCAACAGACCGCAGACCGCGTTCAGCTGCAGGCGTTAACCCGAAATCTCGCGCCAAGGTCAGAAATTGCCGAAACGTTTCATTGAGTTGCCCAACTTCTGGCCGGTTTTTTATTTGCTCGCCATTGCGCGTTTCGCTGACGTAAGTCTCACCAACACCGGGGGTGTTGATGTATTTCCGCAATTGCTCATGACGCGCAAGCGCCTCGCACATCAGCACAAAGGCTTCCAGATTGTGCCATGCAAGCCGCGCGACTGTTGGGGCGGCAACATGCGGCGCAATCCGGTCGTAAACCTTCGAACCGGCTGGGGTCAGCCAATCCGGCTTGAGATCAGCCGCAAGCTGCTTCCCGCGCTCCTGCACATTTTGATGCGCTTCGGCACCGGTCAGAGGAACGACGTTTTCATTTTCAGATTTACGTCCGCGCATGGCTCTTCAGCGCACCTTCAACAAAGGTGGCTTTTTGTCTCCAATTTCGACTTTTTGTACAAAAACCCTCACCCACCGGTCCTTGGCGGGAGGGTTGTGAACTTTCGACCCGCCCCCCTACCTGTTGGCAGGGTGCATTGGGTCCGTTGGCCATCCATCTTCACCGGCATCGCAGACAAAACCTCTGCGCTCTTCCGCCTGCTTGACGATGTCGTGATGATCCGGGCAGAGCGTTTGCAGCTTGCCAAGGTAAAACTTGTAGGCGTCGCCTTTGTGCGGGTTTATGTGATCCGCAACGAGAAACCGCCGACGCGGATTGTCTTGCAAGCTTCCGTCCATCTTACGAGAGCCATCATTGACCAATCCAGCCGCCGAACACATCCGGCACAACGGCTCCTGTTGCAAATGAGCTGCCCGACGCTTGCGCCAACGCGCGGTCTTATAACGCTTGCGGTATTCTTCAGCCTCCGCGCTGCGCCTATCGTAACGCACTGCCCATCACCTGAACCAAAAAAGGCCCGCATGACGCGGGCCAGTTGCGATATGTCTTGAAATTTTCCATAAAAACCCACCGCACCAACTCCGCCGCTCCGGCGTTTATTGTTGGCTGGGTTCGCCGCCCGTCTCACGTCTGTTTGGTGTAGCGACCAGAGGGTCAAGCCCAGGTGACGGGGATTCAACGAGTTGTCCTGCCGTAAAAACTCTCAGGCTTCCCGGCATATGTCAACCGGGACATTCACAGGCATGGAAACACACTCGCCTTTCACTTCGGCCTGCACCCGTGCTTTCGCAAGATCATATCCCGTCACCACAGCAGAAAATCCTTCCATCGGGCCAGCGATCAAACGCACCTTGGAGCCAATATCAAAACCGATTGCTTTCTGCGGTTTTCCGCCTGTTTGAAGCTGTTCACAATGATCAATGATATCCACCACACGCGCCGATGGCACCCTGTGCGGATACTTGTCAGCCCGGAATGACAGAAGACCGGAAACACATCCGCAAGACAGGATTTCATCAACAACACTTCCCGTGGAAAAGTCTGTACAGACGAACAAGTATCCACGAATAAGCGGCTGCGAATTGTCAATCATCTTCTTGCAGCGTGGCTGTCTGCGTCTCCCCGGCCTCATCGGCAGATAGGCCAAAAGCCCGCGCTCGGTCAGTTGACGCAGCGCGTGCTGCTCCTTTGTTGGGTGGCAACAAGCAACCAGCCAGCCCCCCGCGCTCACGCGCACGAGCGCACGCAGGAAGTCGTAGTCATTGGCAAGCGCCCGGTTTTGCACCCTTACGTCCATCTTGCTCATTGCGCGGCCTCTTCTGCGTTCAGTTGATGATAGTTCGCTTCAAAAATCGCCAATGCCGCCGCAACAGCCGCGCGCACGTCTGCGTGCCCATCCGGCAAGGCGGGCATGTAGACCCATTCGGGCAGCTCGCGGTCTGCACCCAGCCACGGCCAGCCGCGCTCTTCGTGCAGCCGCTTCCACGCTTGCCACACCTCGCCGCCAACCTTCACTTGGGTGAACCCTTCGGCCAGACCAGCCAAGGCCGCTTGCACTGGAACACCGAGCCGCCGCCGAATGGCCCGCTCGTGCATGGTGTTCACGCTAGGCCAGCCACCAGCGGCCTGCTTGCGTCGCAATTCGGTTTCCCGATCCAGCGTCCCGGCCTCAATCATCGCGGCTTGAAGCCGGGTAAACCCGCTGATCCGGCCATAAGGGGACCGCATCAAATCGGCGAAGCGAACCGCCCCCCATTCCTTGCCAAAGGGCTTTGCCGTGCTTGGCGCTGCGCTGGCACTTGCCGCTTGTTCCGGAAGCCGTTCCCAACGCCTCTCGGAAAGGTATTTCGAAAACGCAACGCAGTGCTTTCGCCCGATCTCCTTCATGTGTGCCAGATAGGCTGGCACCGCCTTGGCCGCCGCATCCCGATCTGCTTCCGAAAGATCAAACCAAGCCCGCTCTGCAGTCACCTCGCTATCGTCCGCATGGGTTGGCCAGCCGGCATGGACACGACGAAGCCTTGCTTTCCACGTTTTCCGTGTCGCCGTTTCCGGCACAGCCTCACCGCTTGCGCCCGCACTTGCCCGCTCGCCCTCGCGCTCTCTCTTCCGTTCAATGGGGTCGTTAAGTGGGGTCGTTAACATAGGTGCCGACCCAGAGTCGGCAGGGGGTGCCGATATACCGGCAGGGGTGCCGACTGATCGGCACGGTAATTTTACGGATGAAAAGGCATCTCCCTCACCTGCTCCGAGGTCGTTTTCGGGCCCTGGAATTGCCCCCATGTCCGGGTGGACCGGATCCAGAATAACGCGGAACATATGCGCGCTATCCCGCCCGTTTTCGGTTTCCTGTATGTGTCGCTCTAGATAGCCAGCCTTGATCAAACGATCGATGGCAGCCTGCACAGTTGAGCGCGCGCACCCCATCTCGTTCGCCATCTTCACTTGGCTACGGCGACACCATCCACAATCATCTGTATGGCGACCCAACACACACAAAACCTGCAAGTCACGCGGCTTTAAACTTGTGTCCGTCGCCGCTCTTGCAGGGATAATGGAAAGGCGGGGAGAGTTCATGCACACCTCCCCTGCCAACACCCTTCCAACAATGAAAAGGCAAACGCTTTTAAATCGGCAGGTACCGGAAGCGTACCGAAGGCAAATTCGGAGCCTCCCCAATGAAACCGCGGGAGACATAAAGGCGCGAAAAGAACATTTGTACTGCACCAGGCATAGCAAATAACACCAAGTTGTCGTGTTCTACGCACACCCCATCGATGAGTTTTGCTATCGCCTTCATTCGCCTTAAGGTCTCTCCGGGAGGGATGTCGATAGCTTCCGAGACCTCTACTAAATCGATCTCGGCCACACCACAGCATGGCGCGTCCGCGTGACCAGCTTTCGCATCGTCTAGCAACAACGCAAAAATCAAGCGGTCCTGCAGATCGGTAATGAGGTCGAAATAGTATCGGTGCTTTAACGGCAATTGGTCTTCCAAGAGAGACTCCACATTTTTGATGTAAACACCGTATTTTGGAGGCGACATCAGAAACAAGCAAGCACAACCCCTCACTCATGAGCAGCCCTCCGCATCCATGGCCAGCACCACCGTGCAGTAGCGCCCCAGCCCATGCGGCGCGCGCAAAAAACCATTGGACACAAGCCAGATCAGAGCCGAGGTGACTAGCATAAGCGGGAGTTCGAGTTCATTCGCCAGATGCTCCAGCTCCAGCGCTATGGCCTTCTTGTCGCCTCGGCAGCCCGCGACCGCCCGCAGCACGCGCTCCCGCAAACCTCCCGGCGTCAAGCCCTGCCGCTCTGCCCAAATGACAGCCTCAACGCTCATGCGCCACCTCCCGCGCCCTGCAGGCGCGTCGGCATGGTAAAGCGCAGGTCCGAACGAACGGCCATCACACGCACCCGCCCGCCTTCACGCGAGCTGGCAGCCGCATCCACAATGTCGATTTTCACCGCCCGTCCGCGCCGCGCCCAATAGGCACGAATATGCACCGCGCATTCTTCATTAAACCGGCGCTCGGCTTCGTGATTGGTCATGCGGCCACCTCGCTCAATACGGTATCGACATTGGCCTTGATGACTTCGAAGGAGACTGCGATTACCAAAGGATTAGTATCCCATCCGTTGTCGCGCTTATCGTTGAGGCTATTCCAGAGCTTGCGGAACGACGCTACTGGTGTTCGCGCCTGGTTTTCTCCATAGTCACTTTCCCACCACGCACTAGAATCCGTTTCTGACTGCATTGGTAGCGGACGGATACCCTCAGCCTTCGCATCAGCCTCACTGATTTCCTGCAATCGCTGCACCCTGACATCGGTCACGTTCAAGGTGATGCGTGACGCCCAACGGGGCATGTGCATAGAAGCTCGAAACCTGCCAACGGGTTCACCTTCACGAAATCCGTCTCCCCCTAACCATTGATGCGCGTGGTTGTCAGCTTCGGTTACCCGTGGGCACCAAGGGCCGTGGTATCCAAGTTCCTTGCACCGCGCCTCGATCTGCTTCGGAGACAGATGGTCAAGGCTTTCAGGGGTGCGCCACGCCTCGCGAACCCAAAGCAAGTCGCCGGTCGCGCATGTCCGTGGTGCTTGGCGCGCTGACACGTAGTCGCTGGAAGGGGTCAACTGAACATAACGCGGGCCGTCTGATCCGCGCCTTGAAACGACAGCGTGGCTGTAATCTCTCGGAATGGTTAGAACTCTCCGCGTTTGTGTCTTCCTGCCGTCAAGCAAGGCGCGGACCATCGGCCCCGAGAAACGGATATTGCGGACGTTCATCAAACACCTCCCCCGCCCGTCAGCGCATCCATGTAGAGGTCGTAGACCGCCGCCTGTTCCTCACGCTCATGCGGTTGCTTGCGCAGATCGCGGATCACCATTTTCAGAATTTTTGTGTCAAAGCCCTCGCCCTTGGCTTCCTTGTAAATGTCGGCCTTGTCGTCATTGATCACCCTGATCTCTTCTTCCAGCCGTTGGACGCGCTCTACAAATGCGCGAAGGCGTTCGCCCACAACTCCGTTGCTACTCATACTCAGGCTCCGATGACTTGGTCTGAAAACAGCGGACCAGCGCTAAGGTCCGTTTTGGCATTTCTGCGCGCACGCTCATCGGGCCCCATAAAGCACTGCTCTATGCGCTCCCCTGCGATCCGTGCGTATTCCGGATTAATCTCGATCAGTTGCGCCTGGCATCCATGCGCCAGCGCAGCGATTGCCGTGGTGCCGGCCCCTCCAAAAGGATCGAGAACAACTCCACCCTTCGGACAGCCTGCTTTGACACAACGTTGCGCCAATGCGAGAGGGAAGGTAGCGAAATGCGCGCCGGGGAATGGAGAGGTGGCTATTTTCCAGACATCTGGCTGTGCTGCCTCAGGTTCCCAATTGCGAAGATTGCGACCCGGATAGTCTGCGTTATGCCTAGCCTCAAATTCGGAAAGCGAGTGAGGGCGAGAATTTGGCGGGCTGGCACTGCTGTTGGTGTCTTTGCTCCGGCTACCACGATTGTGTTTGATTGTATCGTGCGCACCTGGCCCAGATGCCCAACCTGCCACAGTGTGTTTCGAGACCTTGTGCTGCCCTTGGCGCACGGCATTGGCGTCGTAGAAATACTTCGCGGATTTTGACAGCAGGAAAATCTTTTCATGCGCTGTGGCCGGCCTATCGCGGATGCTTTCAGGCATCGGGTTCGGTTTGGCCCAAATGATCTCGGAGCGCACCCACCAACCAGCTTCCTGCAGCGCTATCGCCAGTCGGTTCGGGATCATGCAGAGGTCTTTTGGCTTTAATACACCCTGAACAGTAGAAAACGGCTTATCCCGGAATGTCCGGTTGTCGTTGCCTTCCGCTTTTGTGTCAGCGGCACTGCGCCCGTTCGGACTGGATGCGTAGCAATCGCCGTAGTTCAGCCAGAGGGTGCCCGTTGGTTTCAGGACGCGCCGAACTTCTTCGAAAACCGCAACCATGAGCGCAATATGTTCGGCGAGCGTCGGCTCCAACCCGATCTGGCCTTCAACGCCGTAGTCCCGCAAACCCCAATATGGTGGCGAGGTAACAACACAGTCGACACTCTCGTCGGGAAGCGTTGCCAGCATTTCCAGCACATCTCCCACATGCAGAGCGACCTTGCCCTCAACAAACTGCAAAACGTTACTCATGCCCCGCCCTCCGGCTCACCCTGCTCGTCATTGCGGAAAACCCGCTCAGCACAGGCCGAGCAATAGGTCTCTCCCTGCTCCGTTTGGTTGCCGCAAAACCGCTTTTCAGTCGGGGCAACAACACCCGACCCCCAAAGCGGAAACCGGCATTGCTGCGCCTTGACTTGAAAAATGTTCGGATGTTTCACCGGCGCTGCAGGCTCAACAGAAGGTGTAAGGCGTGGCACAGGCCGTAGCTTCACCACCTTGCCAGCACCCGCCTCACGTGCCCGTGCACGAGGCGCTTTGCTTTTCGCAGCGCGGCCCGCGCCCGCGCGCGCCGCCACAACTGCCGGGTTTGTCGAAAGAGAAAACCGGCGAACGATCAACCGCACATGCTGCAGGCCAACGGAGCCGTAAATCACGGCCAAGGCATCAGCTGCACCGGCCAAATCCAGCCCGAGCACCAGCTGATCAAAAACGGCATCGCGCTTCTGCTCATCACTCAAGGCCGCCCAGCTCAGGTCTTGGGTGTCAGACAAGCTCATGAGCGCACCTCATTCTCTGGCAAAAGCGAACCGCTGGTAGGCCTAGCCTCAGCAGCCTTACCCACAGGGTCGATAGACGGTCTCCGCTCCAACCGAACGGATTCGATCCTTGTGTGATATAGAGAAAACACACCTTCAAATTGCAGCCTTTGGAGCAGGCTATGGTCGATATTCTTGATCTCGTTAGTCAAAATGCGCACACGATTGGCACCGGACTTCGGCACACCAACAGCGCCCTCGACATTGTTGGAAAACTGAAGACACTCGCGCGCAAGTCGAAGGCGACGCCTGATCCGGAACTTGAGAGCCTCGTCACCTCCCTCGCCAATGAGGTCGCAGACGCAAAGCTGGCCAATCTTGCGCTCAAGGAGCAGCTGATTGAGCTCAAAGAGGCGATACTGAACGCAGATAACGCGCAGTCCAAGCTTGGTCGCTATGAGCTTTGTGAAACGCCAGGCGGTTACACGGTGTATCGCCTCAAAGAGGCGCATACCAACGAAGAGCCCCTGCACTACGCCTGCCCATATTGCTATGCGGACGGTCGAATAAGCATTCTGCAGGGCGGTTTGGATTTTAAACAGTGCTTTGTGTGCAAGACCGAGCCGCATTTTTTCTTCAAACCAAAGCGCGGCCCAATTACCTTTGTTTGATTTGCCAGCCCCCATCACCAGCGCCCTCCACTTTCCGGCAAAGGTCCGAAGTCACGCCCGATCTGGCGACGCCAGCGCACCTCATCGGCATTGCGCTCAGCAGCCGCCACAGACAGCAGATCGAAAAACCGGTCACAGAATGTGAGAAACAGGCCGATCATGCTGCCAGTCTCTCTACATGAGAACGGACTCGACTTTCACGGCGGTATTTGGTGCTATCGCCTCGTTTGATTTGGAGGATTTTGAAATGTCGTTTCTCAACGCGGCCCGTACGCTTCTTGATATTCGGGGAGATATCACACCACCACCACCGAGAGATATCGTTCTTCCCTGCGATGACCTGCCTGAAGAAGAACCATACGAGCAAAACGATGTCGGCACTGCCGAAGGGCAGTCCTTCATGATTGAATACAAAGACAGCAAAGGACGAATATCCACACGCCGTATCACTGTTTGGGGGATTAAACGGAACACCGCCAACCACGTTCTCCTTTACGGCAAATGCCATGAACGCAAAGCAGACCGGAGTTTTAGGGCAGACCGTATCCTGACCTGCTTCGATTACGACGGTGAAGTGCATGAAAACGTTGAACAGTTTCTCAAAGACACCTTCGGAATGCCCGCGTCTTTTGAACTGAAGCAATCCCCCAAAGAGGCTTGGGACGATGCCCGCGACATAATCCGTCCTCACGTTCAGATTTTGGCCGCCGTTAGTCTTAGTGATCACGTCATGCAGGAGTGCGAGATATCTGTCGGCACCGCACATTGCCTCGCAATCGCCGAGGAAAACGGACTGAAGCCGGACACCAAAAAGATTCGTGCGTTTTTCAAAAGAGTAAGACCTACTGAAAAATCGCTTTTGAGAACCTGCGACGACCTCAGGAGTTGCCCGCCCCATCAGATAAGCAGCCTCATTACGGCAGCTGTTGCCGTTATGGATGCAGATGGCGCTCGACACCAAGAAGAAGTAGAGCTGATTAACCAACTCTCCGAGGAGTTGCTTGGAATGCCCGTCGCGTAAAACAATACTCATTGCCCGCCCCCCTTCTCGGAAACTTCCAGAAGGCGGGCGCGGATCATCAAGAGCGCTTGAATATTGCCGTCGATGGCATCGATCATTTTGTAGTCGCGCACTTCCTCGGGCGAAATCTCGCCGTCATCCTCAAGCGCTTTCAGCACCCGCTCGGAAACCTCGGCCCCCTTGCGAACCACCTCGCTTAATCCTTGCGTCCAGGCGGTCGGGCGTTTGGTGCAGTTCTGAAACGGAACAAAAACACCATGGGCAAGGCGGCACATCGTGTTCAGGATCGATGTGTCATGCGTGTCCATGACAAGGTCCATCACGATATCAATCGGCATGTGACAATCGGCATGACGCGGGTTGGTTGAGCCATAGGTCGAAAGGGTTTGCTGGCTAACCCGCGTCGCCTGTTCAGCCTCGGTCTGGCTCCCCGCCGCGCGAAGTGTGCTCCGGACACTTGTCTTCAGCGCGCGCCGATCATGCTCTGTGGTAGGCCGGACCATCATCCCGTAGCTCCTTCGGAATTACGGGGTGACACATTGGGCAGATTGGAAGATTGTTTCTCGGATGAAACACCATCACCTGAATGCAGGAGTGGCGCCTTGGCAGCTATCCATTGCTCAATTGCGCGCTGCACCATCCCGCGGGGCGAATGTACACCGGATTCCAAGCGGCTGATTGTAGCCTGAGTGGTACCAAGCTGTTGAGCCACAGCCTCCTGAGACAGTCCAAGAGCAGTTCTTATCGAACGAAGTTTCGTATAAGGCACCTAGCACCCCCAATCGTTCGTACGATTGATACGTATCGTATCATTTATGTCAACACCAATGGTATGAAAAAATGCGCTTAGCTCTCCGCTGTAACTCAGCACCAACGACTGTCGGCGTATTCATGGACAAAAATGATCGATTGAGAAAAGCGAGGAAAGATGCAGGTTTCGCCTCGGCAACAGCCGCGGCAGAATCCCTAGGCGTGAACCTGTCGACTTACATCTCGCATGAGAATGGCAACCGGGATTTTAACGAGGAAATAGCGGCAAAATATGCCAGAAGATTCTCGGTTGACGTCACTTGGCTTATTTTTGGAACGCGCCCTACGAAGGACTCTACCTTTACCGCCCAATTACTTGAGAGCGGGATCGAAGACGAAGAACTATTTATGGAAGCATATAGAGAGGCAAAGGAGCTAGAAGAAGAGTATCTGGGCGGCCCTGGACCAAGGATCAAATTTTCTAAAATGCATTGGATGATCTACGCGGAAAAATTGGCCAATAAAAAAGGCTCCAGTTAAATTTCACGACAATTTCACGCTCACGCTGCGTAATCTGGCTCGCATACCTCACGCATCGTATGTTTGGGATAGTAGATTATGGACAATTGCCCGCATTACTTGAAATACAAGCACCTGTATGTGGGCGAGCGTGCGCTTAATAGACATGAGCAGCTGCACGACTTGCTCGACGCCGCCGAGATTTCAGGATGTTACATTTTCGCAGTTATCATTTGCATCAGATTCTACGGGCACTCCAATCCAAGAGAGCTCAAAGTTCATCAAATAGATAGATTTTACAATTGGCTTGACCCCATTGTTTCAGCTGCGCTCCATAATGCCGCTCGTAAACAATGACAAAAAACTTTGTCCAAGAATTGAATATCACCGACGTTTTGTCCGGTGGGGCTGATGAAGAAGCGAGAAGGCTTCTTGAGGTTTGGTATGCCAACAACGGCATTCTCTGTGATGAGTTAATTTCCTTAGCGCCATTACTACTGATTTTCGATGGAAGCATGACGACTGCCAGCAAACCAGAAATGTTGCTGTGTGGTGAACAATCACTTGCGGCTCAACTACTGGGAAACGAGTGGGCGGAGCAGCCTGAAAGCGCGGTTTCTACTTTAAACAAACAGTATATCAACCTTATTGAGCAAGGATACAAACGCACCCTGCAGACAAACCGGCCAACATTTGAACTAGTTTCGACCAGCCTACAACACTCCCAGACCACCGACCTCAAACTACGTTATCAGAGATTGATTTTGCCATTTCAGACAAGTCTTGGTGCTCCGTTTTTACTTAGTTATTCTCACGACGTCGGAACGCATCCTCGCCTAACGGATCCCAAACCAAACGGCAAATCCCCTCAGTCCCTACCCCGACGAAATATGGGTCAAACCAGTCCTTCTCGGCTGGCCCGCTCCTCCAATTGAATCCACTAGGGCGCGCCAATGTGTAACCCCACTTTGTGTGGTAACTACCTCTGATCTTTTCTGGGCGCATAAATCCATAGAGTAAATTTGGCTGCCAGCGTGAGTAAGCAGCTAGAATCAGCAGCCTTTGCAAAAGCCCGAGAATATTCTTGCCCCGCCATTCTTTCTTAACATGCCCCTCGCCCACATAAACAAACGGACCTTCCACCAATTCTAGGAAAGATATAGAACCTCGATTTAACGATACTTGCTCACCGTTCTCCGATTTAAACACCCTCTCCAAGTATTCAACCAGATGCCTCTCCAGACTCTTCCCTCGTACATCCAAGTATTTTGCCGCAACTGTACCAACACAATTACCATCGACATCATAAACACCAGCCCATAGCACACTGTTGGGTGGGAGTGTATTAAGTGACTTATTGAAGTGTTGCCCCACTTGGTTGGCTTTTCCCGACTCACGGGCCGCAATCTCTAAGTCATTTACTTCGTTTGATATAACGACATCCGCGAGCCCCAGCTCCAATAACCTATCGGAGAGCGTTGTTATTGCTCGCGATAGCTGCAGCACGTTTGGTTCAAAAATACTACTAATCATAATTTCAACCCTCCAAATTCAATAACAGAGACGCCACTGCAGCGCCTACATTTGGGACATTTTGTATTGACATGATACGTTTCGTATTGTTTTTATACGATTACGTCTGATGACGAAGCCCACGCCGTGCACCGGAAAAGGAGCCGAAATGGACACCGTATTCTACCCGCTATCCGCTGGTGCGGCAGCTTTCGTGATCACATTGGTTGTATTGATTTTGCTGTTCGTGCTGATCGCTTTGGCGATGCAAAAACCTCAGGCAGCTGGCACGCATCCTTTCGGCCTGCCACTCAGGTCCGAAGAACCTTGCAGCTCGACTTCTGAAACAGCCTTCCTTTCCTCCCGGGCTGATGAGGACACACGAGCTGCCCCTTGCCGCCATGCCACACCTCCCGGCATGGCGGCACTTTCCACCGCAATGCGCGAGGCAAAATCATGACTTGCCCACGCGACGTGTTGCAGGGAAGTTCTGCGCTCCCGGTTTCACTTCAGATCATTCAGCTGATCAGCCAGGGCGCTTTATTCGTGGTCAATCATTCTGGCGGAAAAGACAGTCAGGCGATGTTGATCAAGCTACGCGAGTTTGGTGTTCCCGACGATCAGCTTCTGATCATCCATGCTGATCTCGGGAAGGTCGAATGGGCTGGCAGTCAAGAGCACATCAAACGTACATCCTTTGGATTGCCGCTGGTCGTTGCCAAGGCTCGCCGCACATTGCTCCAGATGGTGGAAGAGCGCGGCATGTGGCCTTCGCCTCAGCAGCGCCAATGCACCAGTGATTTGAAGCGCGGGCCGATTGAGCGTGAAATCCGTCGACACCTCAAGGCAAACCCTCACTATCGCGGGCTTGTCGTCAACTGCATGGGTATGCGGGCGCAGGAAAGCCATAACCGCGCCAAAGCCGAGAAGTTTCGCTTCAATGCCCGAAACTCCAAGGCGGGCCGAGAATGGTACGATTGGCTACCTATCCATGATCTGACAGAGGTTCAGGTCTACTCCACCATAAGAGATGCAGGCCAGTCACCGGCATGGCCGTACTTTGCAGGCATGACCCGCTACTCATGCTGCTTCTGCATCATGGCAAGTGAAGCTGATCTGAAAACAGCAGCTACTCTCAATCCGAGCCTCTACAGGGAAGTTGTCAGACTGGAACGCAAGGTGGGACACACCTTGTCCATGACGCGCCGACCTTTGGAGCAAATCACAAGGATCGCCGCATGACTGAGTTTCTCGACGCTCTTTTGAACCGGCCTGTCTATTTGGGCTGCAGCCCACAACGCCAATACCGAAATCCGGCAACGGCCTATTTGGTTTGCCTGATGGCGCTGGTTTTCATCATCGAACGCGGCATCTGACCAACCGGAATTGTGATCCCCAAATCACGCACATCAATCAAGAAATGAAATTGATGCGCTGATCGCCCCTGTAAAGAAAGGACTTTGAAATGAACAACTTCAAATTTGAACTGAACGATGAGGTCAAGATTTCCATCTCCGGTGAAACAGGCATTGTCACCGGCCGCGCCGAACATTTGGACGCAAGAGACCAATACCACGTTCGTTACAAGTCCGCGGACGGTCGCGGCATCGAAAGCTGGTGGTCTGAGGATGCGCTGGAAGCCGCCTGATTTCCCGTTTTAACACCGGGCACCGGTCCCTTTCTCAAGCCTGAGTTTCAGAACCAAACGCAAGAGCCAAAGGGATCGGACCCATGCATGACGCCCGCCTCATCCTCTCATGCTGCAAAACCGGCGAATGGTGGAAAGTGCGAAACACAAGCGAAGCCATGCGCCTCGCCCGCACCAAGGGTCTGGTTGATTTCGAAATCGGAGAAGCACAGTGACTGAGCTTAACCTCACAAATCGAAAGCGCGTTTCCAAGTACATCAGGGACTTCCTAGGAGACATGGAACAGGAAGCCCTCTCAGCTGAGGATAGCGGTGATCAGAAACTCGCCAAAGATATTCGCGCCGTCGCCAACGCCACCCACAACGCTGCAAGCATCCGAATTGTGGCTAGGTCGTAAGCACCTACTGAACGGAGCATGAAATGACCCGAGATGAACGTTCCCTATTGCTGTTTTTCGAATGCGCCTTTGTTGATCATGGCGGGTTGCTGGATACGCAACACATGAACAGCGACGACATGCAAACAGCGGCCAGATGGTCGGAAAGCGGTTATATTCGCTTCGAAAGAGTCTGCGCGAAAGACCGGTGTCTCACCCGCAAAAACTACTGCGTCTGGCTGTCAGAGAAGGCCATGCACGATGCTCATTCCGAACGGAGCGCGCACGCTCTGAGATGCTGGGAAAAGCGCAGGATCCGGACTGTCTCTGAGTATCACTCAGAACCCGTCGCCTCCTAATCAAATCCCCCTGCCCACGACCGCTAAACCATGGACAGGGGGCAACGGCCATGATCGGCCATCACCAACCTAAGGAAGCTAACATGCTTGGGAAATTGAAACAAAAGCTCGAAGGATCGATGAACCGGTTCAAGGGCAAGACGGACTTTCTGGAAGCGGTATGTGCAGCAGCCGCACTTGTCGCCGCCGCCGATGGCGAGATTGAGGACGCGGAAATCAAGGCGACAATCCAAGGCATTTCCTCCAATCCGAATTTGGCAGGGGCGTTTCCCTCCCGTCAGATCGAGCAAACCCTGGAGAATATGTTCGAACGGACCAAGGGCCGTGCTGGCCGTATGGGGCTTTATGGCGAAATCAATGACATCGCCAATGACGCTGATATGGCGGAAACGGTTTATCTGACAGCGCTCGACATCTCCGAAAGCGACGGCCAGATCGAGCCTGAAGAAAAGGCGGTCCTTGAGAAGATCGCCGCCAAGCTCGGCTTGAACCCGGCGAACTACGACGCCTGATCGTGTTCTCTTTCCTCATTTTGATCAGTGGCATCGCGCTTGGTTGGTACCTGCGCGGTGCTGCGGGTAAGGCCAACCCGATCAACTACGTCAAAGGCCTGTTTTCAGGAAAGGACGGGACGCACTAGCGCCCCGCCACCTCAACGAAAGACGCGGAATGGCCCGTTTGGGCCCAAGCTATCCTCGCCGGGGGGTACCACGGCCCTGCATTGCAGGTGACGCAATCCGGGTCGGGCAGGCGGACGCAGCAGCAGTCTTGTTGGGTTGAACTAGTGGAACCATCAGAGAAGCCCGGAGGGGTGACGCAGCCGGTGGGAGCCCGGCACACAAATTGAAGAAGAAAGGCCGCCATGATGATTAAGGGATTTTCTGTTTACCGTCGCAACTTCGGGCATTGGGATGTTTCCTCCCGCGAGCACGGGCGGTTGTTCCGTCTTCGCGGCGGGCCCAGCCAATGGGATGTAATCGACGAGCGCGAAGGTAAAGGCCAAAACTCCAGCCTTATTTCCTTCAAGGATCAGGCCGCGGCGATGGCCTTCATTTGCGCCGAACTTATGCATGAGCTTTTGACGGTTGAAGGCCAGCCGCCACACGTCATGGAAGCGTGGAATATCAACTGGACTAGCGAGTACGATCCGCTTGGACCTCAGCAGTGATAAGAAAGAGCCGGTAGATGGAAACCAGAGTGAAAGAACTGTCAGAGCTGCCCGACTTCAAGGATATGAAGTTAGAGTCGCACGGCATGCCGAAGAATTGGGGCTTTAGCTGCGGCGGCAAGCACATGGACTATGGCCAGTGGGCCATCCAACACGTGCATGATGATCTATCGGTTGACGTATACCTGCTGCCGCTTTGGATTACTCCGCTCGTACGTTGGCGAGAGAAAAACGCGAGGCGCGAAATGCAAGATGAAATCCGCAACGCACTCGGTATCAATCCGTATTCAGGAAGGCCCGACAGATGATTTCTACGAAGGTGAATCGAAATTCTTCATATTCAGTAACATCTTACAACTTGCATTAAATGCGCTCCAAAATACGAGAACAAAGAGAACACAGAGATAGAACAGGTGGCAAGTGAGCCCCCCCCATGACCAAAGAAGAGTTGGAAATCGGCCTAAGCCAAGGGCGCACACTCATACAAGAAGAGTGGGCCGACAGCGCCGAGATATCAGCGGTCGATGAGTTGATTTCCGAAGGGAAGGCAACTGCTACACCTTGGGAATACCAGGGCAACTACCAATGCGAGATGCGCCGTATCTTCGGCGATCCGCGCAATCAGTCAGAAAGATTCCAAGGCGATGAATAAGGCATTCATAGTTCAGGAAACGCAAGAGTACACGGGTGGCATCATATACGCGAAATCAAACGTCGAAGCGCGCAGGTTTGGTGCGAATGCCTTCAATGGCGGAGATTTCTCCGGGTTGCACGTGAACAGGGCCAAGCAATACGACAAATTCGAACAGACTGGCGTGCCAGCGAGGTTGCTCATAGCTGATGGCTGGCACTTCGAATGCCACGGATGCGGAATGACTGTCGATGAAGATAACCTCGAAGAGACCGGACTAAGCGCGGATGGAGTTGTCGGCTTTGAGCCGTCGAGAATCTACTGTTGCCACCACTGCCGCAGAAACAGCATGGCTGGCAACGCCGCCAGAAAGGCTTTTGGCGAAGGCTTTCTGGACATGATGAAGGATCGGTTACGCAATCGGTTCCCCGGAACTGAATTCGATTTCGGATCCCACCGGCATCATGTGTACGTACCGATATCGCGCCCAATTGTCGTACAGCAAGCCATGGTCCACTTCTCATTTCCCGGCATGAAAATCGGACCTGCTTCAATTGTGTACGAGCATTATGGAAATCATGGGCAAATGCTCATTGGTCCGGTCAGACTGGAGTTCAGATGCTGCGCTGGCGACCGCGAAGCCTTCGAGAAGTTTGCGACAGAACCCGGTGAATTGGAGTAATCTAGTCATGGCTATTGAAATAGCGACGGCCGAAGACGTTGGCGAAATCAAACAATTCATGGAGCGGATGGAAGAGAAAGTCGATTCCCTTATCCGAGCAATTGAAGCTCAAAAGAAATCCGAATTGCCGGAGTGGTTTACGGTCAAGGAAACTGCCAAGCTCCTGCGCCTGAGCGAGGCCACAATCCGCCATAAGGTAAAGCGCGGTTATTTCGATACGCGTAGGGATGGAAAGAAACTGCTGCTCAGCCGGGAAACTGTCCTCGATCAATCCAAACGCTGA